CACCTCCTCCACCCGGAACAACGGCTGTTCCCCACGGAGAGGTAGTCTGCTTCGCTGTTTGCTGACTTGTGACCTGTTCATCGGGACCAGGCAAATAGACGACACCGATTCCCGTGGAGGGATCATATTCTCCAGGCTTGTATGACACCTGCCCTGTGGATGGAGAGGTTGTGGTCGTCTTGGTGGGTGTTGATGTTGCAACACCGCCTCCTGTTGCAGGTTGAGTCCTGTTGAATCCACCGCCCAAGTTGTCGAAACCACCTCCGCCTCCGGTGGCCATGGTTGTGGGGCGTTCGTAATAGCTCATCGGATCTACCGGAGGCTCGGCGTATCCGGAAGGCGTGACAGGTGGAAATGCCCTTCGCAGGTCTGGTTGAGTGTATGAAACCGTCTGCGTTGGTGCATAGTTCAGCGACACCGGGGGCTGAAGGTCTTCCAACGCGAGCAGATACCGCTCGAACGGAGAGATGGGTTCCGTCGAATCTTCTCCGATGAACTCAAACGTGGTATCAGGATTTCGTCCTTTGACCCAGTAGGTCTGCTCGGTCAGCGTGTCGAGTGGCGTTCCGATTTCAGCCATAGATCAGCCTCCAAGTCCGAATCCAGAATATGACCTTCCTAGGTTTGCGATGCCTCCGGTGATACCGCTGATCATGGCCAGCGGAGACCCTGCCTGCGATGCTTGGAACTGGTTCTGGGCGTTCGTAAGAGCGAAGTTGGATCCCATCTGCATGAGCTGCCCCGGCGACGCCATCTGAGGGCCTTGCAAGAGCTGAGGAGGTGCGAACGGAGAAGCACCCTGCTGGAGACCGCCGAGCTGAGCGGCTTGCGAAACGATCGGCTGGAGTCCCAGGGCGGACTGGATGTTGGCGATGTTCTGCTGGCCCACATTCTGCCGCTGCTGCTGCTGAGCCATCTGGCCTGCGAAAGTCTGCTGCGCCGCCGTGTTTCTCTGGCCGGTGGCCGCGAGGATGTTCTGGAACGCCTCCTGAGCCTGTCGATTGGCGACATCGCTCGTGGTCTGACCGCTCTGGAGTAGGCCAAGAGCTTGCTGACGGCGTTGAACATCCGCGTTGGAGATCGCCTCGTTGACGGCGCGGGCCTCGCGGAATGCGGAGAGGTTGCCGAGGATGTTGCCGGTGGCGGTTCCACGAGCGCGAGCGGCCTGTTCTGCGGCTCGCATCATGGCGGGATCGAGCGTCCCTGCCTGGGCCAGACCGGATGCGATCTGGCGTTCGAGATCCCTACGCATCTGGGCCGCAGAACCGACATCCTGCGGCGCGGCAGGCATTCCGACACGCTCGTAGGTGGGGGCTTCAGGAACGGCTTGTGCCTCCTGAGCAGCTCCCTGCCTCATGTCCTCCAAGAATTTTTCGTAGAGCCCGAAGCGAGTGGGATCTAGGGCTTCGAGTTCAGCGCGGCGCTGACGGGCAAATGCTTGGCCTAGATTTCTGCCGCCACCCACATCTTGTGTGGATGCCTGAAGCTGAAGTTTGGCCAGCTCGGGAGCTATCCGAGCGAGTTCAAGGGCGGTTTGGCGACTGAGATCAACGTCGCCGCTTCCGGTAAAATCGTAAGCTCTCGTGATGGGCTGGCCGGACGCATCGAGCCTAGGATTACCCTCCTTATCGAGGACGATGTAGCTGCCTTTCTGGCCCATGCGGCCAGCAAGTTCCAGTTCCCGAATGATCGGGAAGGTTTCCATTTGGGCGTACACGGCTTCCCGGTTCGCCGCCGCCATGTCTGGTGCCCTGTATGTTCCACCCATATCAAATCCTGTTCATCAGAAGTGTGTGATACCGCTGAAAATCGTACAAACGGGAAACGCCTTTCCGCACCCCTCCCAGCTTGGTGACCTGCGGCGGGCACATGTTCTTCATGGCCAACCACAGGGTTTGCACAGCCAACGGCTTGGTTGTCGCCACCATCTCGATCCATGCGATGTGGCCGTCGGGGTAATTGGCGTAGATGTCTTCCGCCTGTTCCGCAGAATGCAGGAACCGAACGGCTCCTACTCCACAGCATTCGCCATTCTCATCCTGCACGATCCCGATTTGCTTCTTGGCGTTGAAGATTCCGATCCAGTTGAGGATCTGGTCATTGTTCCACGTGGAACAAGTAGGCCACTTCTCCTTCAGCAGCTTGGCAGCGGCGATGATGGTGGGGTGCGGCGTCATTGCTGTGGCCGCACGGAATCAACGAACCCGGACAGGATCGTGGACTGAAGGCTCAGTCGGCTTCCGTTGGTGGTGTTGATCTTGAACTGGATGGTGTTCCAGCGTCCACGGCTGATGAGGTTGTATGCAGCCAAGTACTTCTGGGTATTAGGAATGCTGATGGCTGGATCGATGCTCGTGAACGAGCCGCTCATGTTGGTGGAGAACGAGAGCGCGGCACCGATGCTCGAAGTGTACGGGTTATCGAGCGCGATCTGGATGCTGTAACCAATCTTGTCGGGTATGGGTTCACCGAGGTTGTACGCCTTGGTGATGACCGATGATTCGTAGGTGCTGCCGCCGTCGAGGTAGGCCGAGCTGGATATGGGGCTGAGGCGGGTGTTGGGCAGGTAGTCGTTGAAGGACCAGACTTGGCCAGCGCCATCGCTCAGCGAGATGATTTCGCCGGCGAACATGAGGACAGGGCCGAACTCGGAGAATGCGGTCGGGATGAAGTCGTTGACCTGCCAGTTGTCCCAATAGCCGAGCCACGAGCGGGCCAGTGAATGATAGACGATGACCGCGTTGTTGCGGATGAAAGCGCCTTCCATTTCGAGGTCCGATCCAGATTCCAGCAACAGCGCGGACTCGTTCTCAAGGCCAACGGAGAATGGCCCGCTTGTGATGAACGGGACCGCGAGCAGATAGCGGTTGTTCCAGAAGACACCGTCGCACAGTTCCAGCTTGGTCTTGTCGATGCGACTGATGAGGTCGTTGATCGGGCTGGAGAGCGCGAGGCCGACGCTGGTCTGGGTGCCCGCCTGGATCTGAGCCATCGAGCGGATGCCGTCGCGGGACAGGAAGAAGACGTCGGCACCTACGGCTGCGATGGACCGGTGCGAGGAGCAGCCGATGTTCCCGCTGATGATGGAGATGATCCAGTCGGCGGGATCCTGCGTAGGATCGGCGTCCACGCTCCAGATGGAGCGTTCCTTGAAGACGAGCAGCTTGTACCCGAACCACGAGTAGAGGCCACGGATAGGGTCGCCGTCGCCGCCAACGCGGATTGATCCGAGCGGATCCCACGTTTCACCGTCGAGGATGTCCGAGAAGAAGAGTGTGTCCGGGGGGTTGGAGGTATCGGCTGACGCGCACCAGATTCGGTTGGTGTGGGTGGTGAGGTAGAGCGGTTTGCCCGGGGGAGTGAGAGAAACGTATGCGACCGCGTGAGCGCCGCCGCCACCGCTGATGTTGACCGTTGGAGCCGTGATGTAACCGCTGCCAGGGTTGGTGATGTTGATGGCAACCAGGTTTCCGTCATTGGCCACGATGGCTTCGGCGGTGGCGGTCGTTCCGCTTGGAGGAGCGGAGATGGTGACAGTAGGGATGTTGAATAGGTTCGATCCCTGATTGATGACATCGATGCGGCTGATCTTGCCGGCGGTGACAGCCGAGTTGGCGTTGGCGCTGGTGATGTACTTCAGTGATCCGATGCCGTCCGAGTAGAACAGCTTGTTGTTGAGCTGCGCGAAGTAGACGTAGGTCGCCAGCGAACTGATCGTTGAGCCTGCGATCTGGTTGTACGAGATGCCCGGGGAACCGTAGTACAGGCTCTGGACGGATGTGTTCCGGTCGTTGACTGCGATGACCAGACGTTCGGATGTGGCCGTGTCGAAGTAGAATCCGGAGATGACCTCTGCGTTGGTCGGTAGGTTGGATCCGAAGTAGGATGTCGTTGATTCCCAAGCGGTGATGACATCCTCCCAGTTGGATGAGAGAGCGTTTCCGGAGAGCGAGATGGTCCCGAGACGCGTGACGAGGTTGCCGAAGTCGTCGTAGTCCATGTTGATGGCCGACTCCATGCTCGTGGCAGGAATGGCATCTGGACGAGTGGCGGAGATGACACCGGTGGAGAAGCCATTGCTTCCATCCAGAAGCATCTGGTCATCGAGCGCGTCTGTGGATTGGAATGGCATTAGAGGATGTCCTGGAACGTGTAGTCGTAGAGGCTATCCGGGATGATGCGGCTGATCTGCTGCTGCTGTCCTCGCTCCATGTCCTTCATAATGGAGACCTGAGCAGCGCCCTCTTGGAACTTGGCCTGTGCCTTGCCGTACTGTCGGGAGTATTCGAGGAGATCGCCTTCGGTGTAGGCCATGAGTGCGTTCTCGACACCGCGAAGCTCGAAGTTGGTGTCGTTGGAAATGGTTGTCGCCTCACCGAACTGCCGCATCTGCGACTGTTTCTTTCCGAGGATGAACAGGGTGCCATCGGTGTTGGGCGTGGGCACGAGCTTGATGCGCGGGACACCGGCCTCGCCGTAGGAGACACCGAGAACGCGAGCCCAGTTGACGAAGTTGCCCGGGGTGGACTTGCGGCTGTCCACGTTGTTCCAAGTGTTGGGATCGAGCTGGAAGAACGAGACCCATTCTGAGGATGGAACCTCGATGCCATCGGTTTCGCCGGTGACCGTGAAGCGCGAGGCGACCGGGAAGTCGAGGAACATGTTGTAACCGGTCCCGGAGGTGTACGTGGCGGTGACGTAGTCCGAGATGGTGACGAGTTCTTGGCCGTTGGTGACGGCTGTGGAGACGACTCCGAGGGTATCGTTCCAGAGGCACGAGTCCCAGATCATCGAGTAGCGACGGATGCAGAACTTCTTGGCCAACGCGAGCGTGGCTGCGTCGGTGAAGGAGAGCTTGTCGCAAGCCGCTTGGGCTACTTCAGAGGGTTTCATGTGTACTCGATCAGTTCAAAGTGGACCTTGGCCTGGAACGTCGTTCCCGTTTGACCGAAGTATGAAGGATTCGGGTTGGCTGCAATGGTGACGTTTTGTGAGGAGCCAACGGTGATCCAGATCTTGAACGTGTGGCTTGATGCCGTTGATGTGAAGACGGCTTCTGCGCCGACATTAACCGGGGAAGCATTTCCTCCGTAACAGCTTCCAACTCCAAGGACATCTGCTGCTGCATACGGGCTTTTCACGATGCCTGCGTAGAGGTATCCATCATTTGTCAACTGAGCAGGTATCGAGATCCTGATGAGAGCCTTGTTCCCGACAGTTTTCGGGGTCCAAGTGTAGGTCCAATCGTTAGTGTTTCCGCTCTGTTGGATTGCAGTTCCTGTTCCACTTGTGATGGCGCTTACCTGTCCAGCCGTGGACGTTTTGACGATGTCCTCGGAGTAGGTGAACTTGACGACGCTGAGCGTTGAAACGGCGGCAGTCTTGAGAGCGTTGGATGCAGCTGAATCCCTGAGCAGAACGGTGTCCGCATCGACCGGCGTGGTCTTGGACGGCAGGTTGTTGATGGCGACCGTGCCAGCGGTGACCGTGAGCGAATCGCCCGAGGTGTTTCCGATGGTGGTGTTCCCGTTGACTGCCAGGTCTCCGCTGAGCGTGGTGTTGCCTGTGACTCCGAGTGTTCCTCCGACGGTGGCGGCATTGGTGACACCCAAGCTGTCGAGAGTGGAAGCGCCGGTGACCGTGAGGCTTCCGAGGGTGGAGAGTCCGGTGACACCGAGCGTGGTGCCCACGGTGGCGGCTCCGGTGATGCTTGCGCTGGCCAACGTGGAGAGACCGCTGACGTTGAGGGTGCTGCCCATTCCGACCGCACCGGTGAGCGTGGAAGCGCCTGTGACGGAGAGGGTGCCAGGAACGGTGATGCCACCAGAGAATGTGACGGTGCCGGTGATTCCGAGGTTGCCTCCGACGGTGGCGTTTCCGCTGGTCGATAGGGAGCTGAGAGAGGTGGCACCGGTGACAGTGAGTGTGCCCGCGACAGCGGTGTTACCTGTGGCTGAATCGACCGTGACCTTGTTGGTTGCGACGGTGAAATTGCCGTCCACATTGACGGCGGTGGTGGAGATCTGAAGCGCGGAATCGTTGCCACCGCCATCGGAGATGGACTTGAGTGTTGATGTGACCGAAGCGTTGTCGGCTGTCTTGAGTAGGCCAGTGTAGGTGCTGGCTACGGTACTGCCTGTGAGTGGGGTGCCCATATCAGTTTCGTTGTCTGTTCCTGTAAGTTGACCTGATCTTCCATTGGTCCCTGTAATTGCCAACGACATTCTTGGCGTCGGCGACTATGGGCGTGGTTTGCGAAGCCGCTATGACGGCTGCGGCCAATGTTTCGGGTGAGAGCGCGGTGTACGGGGTGACATCGCCAGCGAGAACTCCGATGGCGGTTGTGGATCCCGATGTGGTGAAGCTGACGATCGTGTCACCGTCGAGATCGACGATAGCGCCGAGGGTGGTAGGTCCGACCGTGAACGTGGCCGACGTGGTTCCTACGGCATTGAGTGCGCCCGGAAGATCGGAAGGGCCTACGGTGAATGTGAACGTGCAATCACCGACCGCCGAGACGATGAGTTGTAGGAGCGACGGCCCTACGGTGAACGTGACGGGTGAATCGCCGGTGATGTTGAGGCCTGCGGCGACATTGACCGGATCGAGCGTGAATCGAGCGCCCACGAACGTGAACGCCGACATGGCACCGCTCTGGTACGGGAGAACCCAAGCGGATGGGCCGAGATGTCCGTAGGGGATGCCTGCGAGTTCTGACGAGATCCCTTGTCCGACGCTTTGGTTCCTGAGATCGGTGCGCCCGAACATGGAACGCAACGTGCCAGGGTCACCACCTCTTTGTCTGAGTGGTAACTGGCAGAGCATCGTCGTGTTCTGTTTGAGCGCCATGGATCATCCCCAACCGAACTCGACTGCGCCGTAGAAGTTGGTGCTGGCTGCGGTGGCGGCACCGGCGAAG